TTGGATCTTAGAATTAAGACCCCGGGTGGTAATACGATTGTTTACTTTTACTTGGATCTTCTGTTCCCAAATAAGGACCTTATTAGGATTCGAAGGTCTATACCAAGCAGTGTGCTCGTTAAGGAAGTTCCGATATTCATCAAGAAATTTCCAAGATCCTTTATCATTGATGTAGTCTTTTAGTGATGCACCTATTTTACAGATAGAACCTTCTTCAAACCAGTATTGGTTTATAAGTTTCCCCATATGGAAATACGAGGATGCTATCTGACGTTTCTTTAAAATTGCCGAGTGCTTGAAGTTTAGCTCTGCCAACCACTCGTATAGAGCCATGTGATACTGAGCATCACGAACCTTAGCAAACCCGTACTGCTTTTCTTCCTTGTCATAGATAGGTAGGAAGTTTAACCACATGTAGTAATCCCGGGTAAGATAAAAGATGTTTCCATTATTGCCGTAATAGATTGCCCCTTTGCGGCATTTATCTTTTTGATCTTCCCAATAGTTCATGAAATCTTTAGATCTAAATGGGGCAAGTGTATATACGCCGTCTTTATTAAATCTTTTAGCTTCAGCGTTAAACTCTAGAGCTACTTCATCGAATCCGTATTTACCAGGTTCTTTAAAAATGGTAGTAATAAAATAGGCAAAGTCCTCCCTAGTCTGAAACTCTGTCTCAGACCAAACACCATTCTTATATGTGGGTACGGATATGAACATTACTCCATGGGAATACCGTCCGTAATAGCAGATACTAATACTTTAATGGATGCTCCCTTCAAGACTTTAATACTTTGTCTATCACTGAAGTAATCGTTAGCATCAGATCTTTTAAATGCATACCACAGATCCTCATAAGGGTTATAATGAAAGAGGACATCATGAAATTGTTCTAACTCTTTGCGTGCCATTTTACATTTGGTCATAAGCAAGCCCTTGTCCACCGCGGACAGAACTCTTTTGTTCATCTATCAAATCACTGTAAGCTCCTTTAAATGAGCTTCTTATCTGCTCAAACTTGGCGGCGGCATTAACAATAGAGTTAATATTACCATCTCTACCATGTTCGATTGGGGTCTTCTCCATATACGCGGCCAGCCGGTCTAACATAGATGCTATACCCTTGTAGGCTCTGTAAGTGGGAGTTTCATAAAGCTTTTTGCAAAGCTCTAAAGCTTCTTTAATCAGCTTATCTTCTGGTTCAAACTCAGGAAAGTCTTTGGCTACCCGTAACTCTCTGAGTATGAGCTCTTCTTTTTCAGACTCTGGTACATTAAAAAACGGATTCATGTCTGGATCAGGACAAGTCATGTAAAAGCAATATGCATAAATTGCAACATGCTCATCTGGATACTCCTCAGTTATTGCTTTTAATCCGTGTAGTGTATGTACGTGCTCACTTGGAACTACAGCTCCATTTTGCACATCAAAAAGTCTTACTATCATTTTACAAATTTTTCTTTATTCTCGTTCAGATAATGTAGCAATTGAATCACTTCATCTCTTAAATAAGGTAGATCATAATAATCAATGTCCTCAATTACAGGTTCTCCATTGACGCGTTCGTTTATAGGATAACCCTCAGCAGTTTCACCAATCTTCTTAAACTTTACGTGCTGAATAACCAACTTACCAGGTTTAAGTCTGCGGTTGTGCTTTAAGATAATGTACATGTAAAGGGACAACTGTAAATTATAATGGTTTAGATTACAATCATCTAGGTGGGAAACAGGCTCAGACATCTTCTGAGTTACACCTTCCCAGTTTGTAAAACCTTTTGCTTTTATCTCCTTATTGGTTTTATAATCTGTAATGTGCACATATCCGTCCACTACCTCTACAAGATCTGATTGCCCACATACGCCATGAGACTTTAGATATACAAAGTGTTCCGGGTATACTCCATCCTCAATCTTCTGATCTGGAGCAAGCTTCATGTCGTTCTCAATAATAGGTCTAAAGATTGGAACCTCTTTACCGTGACGCTCAATAGTTTCAAACTCCAAAAGATCTGATTCTCTCTGATTGTGGTACCAGTTTCCTAGCTCAATAGCCCTATCTGCTTCAGCTTTCCAAGCATCTAATACTTCTTGCTTGGTCATCCCAAACCACTTAGACCTTTTGTTTTTACTTACTTTTTCTGCAACTCCCTCAGCATCAAACGGTTGCTTAAACTTACCAATAAAGGAAGTAGCACTAACCCAGTTAATCTGTTCTTCGTTAATGCTAACGTATTTGTGATTATCTTCTATAAACGCAATTGCCATCAGTCTTCTGTTTCGTTGAGCTTACTATTAATAATATCTTCTTCGAATTCCTCTACCATGGCTGTCCACTTTCCTTCAGGACAACTGCTTGATAGAGATCGGGTCTTCATATGAAGAGAACAACCACAGCTTGAGCAGCAGGGTTGAGTACCGGGTACTAAACACTTAGACCCTTCTAAATCAATTAAAGGACAAGATTTGCAAATCGCGAATCGAGAATCAGCTACTGCTTCTACGTCCTCTTTTTTAAATACAGAATTTAAGAACCCCTCTAGGATCTGTCCTTTATTCTTCCAAGCATCAATCAGTTTTGCCATCTTTTTGTTCTTTAAAGTTCCGGCGTTCCTCCTCTTCTTGGTTAACTATTTCTTGAATAGAGTTCAGCCTGTCTAGTTTTTCTCGTACACTTCTGTGAATTTTATAATTATTAAACTGTGTGGGATCTAGATTATTTAAAATATCACTGTTCTTTTTAATCTGAGTCTTTAGCTTCTGCTTCCTTAGTACAAATGTTCCAAGTCCTGGGAGCAGTACTCTTGAGCTTGTAAGCTTGCTTAGATTCTTACGCACCTGAGAGTAGAAGAACTGCACAACTTCTTCTACAAGTTGTTTATCGAGGCCCATATCTTTGGCCACCTCGTCAGTTATCTCCTTGTATTTCTTGGGATTCAACGCTTACAAATTTGTAATCAAGTAATACTGTTCCTTCAGTCTGAAGCTTAATGTCATCATTAAGTCTAATTGTCTTGCGGTTCTTACCAATCTTTACCAAGAGCCTTTTCTTTTCAGCTTTGGTAATAGCATTACGGGCAGATTGAGGTGTCTTAAATATATTCTGCTCCGCAACATAGGAACAGAATTCTGTCAGTTCTCTTTCCCCCGCAATACCAAGTGCAGTAAGGCACTCCAAATCAGAATCACTAATCTGAATGCCGTTTAAAAAGCAATGAGTAAGCAGCTGATACTTTACAATACCCTGCTTGTCCATTCTCACACGCTTATCTACTCGGTTTACTAGGGCCATACTCATTTAACTTTTTTTAAGAGTACGCATAGGTGGTTCATCGTCTTCATCTTCTTCATCTACTGCGTTCATAACTTGTGCAATAAAAGAATCAGCCTGAAGCTTTTCAGCTCGCGTCTTAGAAATGTCTCTAAGAAGCATCTCATACTCTAGCTGAACTTTTAAGTGGGGAATATTTTCCGTGTAAAAGTCCGTAAGCTCTTGCTTTCTTTGGAGAATCTCCTCCTTAGAGAGCTCTTTTGGTTCTTGACTCATGATGTTGGTTTTAAACTTTACACTACTAATATACTAAAAAAGTTTAAATATTCAAAATTTATAAGTACATTAGTGGAATGGAATATATAACAGACAATACAACTTTTACAACTACGCCCATGGCCTGGGTAGTTACAACAACAGATAATACCATCACAAGTATTAGCTATGAGTATGTAGAGGATTTGTACTATGATGAAGAAACCGACTCATATATGTAATATGAATCTGATTACAACGCACCCCATTAAGAAGTCCGACCTAGGATTTCACGCTAATTTGTTTGGAGGTAAGCTGTTAGCCTGGCTAGATGCCGCTGCAGCTGCGTATGCCATGGAGGTTTGTGATACTCCCCGCATGGTAACGGTAATGATAGACAAGTGCATATTCAAACGTCCTGCCAAAGAAGGACAGCTGATTAAAATCTATGCAGACGTTGTACATGTAGGCAATACTAGCATCACTCTATACATGGAGGCAAGAGCTCATAACGTCTACAGTGGTAGTCAAGTAGTTATTCTACACACAAATATTAGATTTGTACGAATAGATGAGATGGGGGATCCTGTACCCATCCCCGATAGAGTCAAGACAAAGTATGAAAATCCCATCATTAACCCCGAAAATCAATCTTAATTTATGAATAAACCATCAAAATACTACAATCGATATGGAGATGAGTATGTCTTTTCTCAGCAAGAGGATGGTACCGTTCTTTGGGAAGGACCGTTTGATTACTATAGGTGGGGTGTCAATGAAGATGAAACGGGTCTTATGTTTATAGATCCTTCTGGTGGCCCGTTCATCTCTGTAGGGCATCCCCTTAGATATCTTAATTCAGACAAC